ACTTATCATCGGGGCGATCAATGCGACCATAGATGCACTCGATACCTTTCAAGATATTGTCTCTGCCGAAAACATCCACATCAACATCAGTTGAAACTTTGCGAGCCATTACTTAATCCTATAGAAGTTTTCTGGATGTTTCCAGATATAATTAGAGACTGTACCCCTTGTCACACCATATTCTTTCATCACATCTTCTATGCTATCAAATCTGCCTCTCGGTGTCATAATGGGTTTATATTTAGATGCGTGAGTTGCCTTTAGTGTAGCTGATCTCTTTGCATGTGATTCAGCCGATTGAATTTTTCCCATATGTGATATAGACTGTTTTAATTTAGTTTCTTCACGCATAGGAATACCATTATTCCATGATGGTGGTAACTTCTTACCTTTATTTTTACCCATCATTGTAGATCGACGTTTTTCATTTGTTTCTTCTGTATGAGATCCTAATATTCTACCTTTGTTCTTAATACTTATTTTTAATTTAGATGCATCAGTATGTTTAAGTCCTTCGGATCCCTCGCCACCATCTGTCCTATTCTGTAAAATGCCTGTTCCCAAATCTTTTCTACCATACCACCGAATCATTCTTCGTTCGAGTGCCAACGAGCCAACATCCGATAAGTTTGTCTCAAGGAATATAATTCTATATTTTTCTGCTGGTATATTCAAATTATGATTTTTAGACCATGCCCGTTTTCCTTTACCCTTGCCTATGTAATAAGGTGTTCCATCTTTTCTTAGATAAGCATAAACATAATAAATAAATTGTCCCATCAATTATTTATCAAATATCAACATCTGTTGTTACTTTTTTCACAAATATTTAAATTGACCATTTCTGAGTTTAAAAATATTTGCGTCTATATCGTTGTTAAATTTAACAGAATAATATCCTATTTTACCGTTTGTGGAAGCAATGTATTGTGTAGATACATCAACTAATGCACCCGTGACAGGATCGGAGAATTCTAAGAGACACCTAGTTAAATCTGGAGAATTCAGTAATGAATGTCTAATTTTTAATTCTTTCATTCTTCCGTAATCGATCTAAAAATTTCAGTTTAAACGCTGTTGCTGACCAATCATCACGAAACACAATAATACGATACCCATAATAAAATTGATCTTCTAATTCATTACATTCCGGATGTTCGTCCATCCACTCCTTAACATCTTCTGGCAGAGATGGTGGGGGCCACCCGTTAACAGGATATTTAATGATAACTGTCATAACCCTGATTGCTCCAATAGCGTTCTAATATATTCCACATCATCTTCAGACTTCTTAAATATTTTCATCCAATATGCTGCATCGATGATGCCGGCAATCATCTTGCCATGTTCTTCATTAAATCGACTCATTAATTGTTCACCGCTCGGAGATAGATATAATACCCACGGACTTATTCTACCCGTCCTAATAAGATATGCTCCTTCATTTGTAGATATACTAAAGAAGAAGTCTTTAAAAGGAATATGATTTTTATCGCACCATTCTACTATTTCTGTAATTGAACGATCAGTGGCACTGTCTGACGGTTCTTTCTTTATTACATCAATGATATATGTGTCATAGACAAAGTCTTTTGTCCAGTCTTTTAACTTTACACCGTTCATAATAACAAATTCTATGTATTTGTCAATATATAATGGTTTCAGTGCTGCTAAATGATTTCCGAATTTAGCAAAGTCAATGTAATATGGGCTGTTAATAAACTCATCAATTGATTTAGGCTTCTTGGATTGCATTGTTAGTTCATAGAACTTTTGAAATGCTCGAACCAAATCGTGATCCTGCTGTGTTTATATCGAGTTGGCGCTGTTTCTTAACGCAGACGTGTGTGTTCAAAGTCGCGAGTTTAGCAAAGGATTTATTGCAATACTTACATATATTCAGTTGTTGCATAGTAGATAAAGCTGCCATATTGTGTATTTAAATGATAAATAAGTGTAGTTCGCGATACTATCAATATCCAACTACTCTAACGCTTTCAAGGAGCAATCAGCGTGATATTTATCGATAACAAATATACTAAATGTTATTTTAGCATAATCAATAATGCTAAGTCAAGAATTTCTATAGACAGCTATATAGAAAAACATCATATCGTGCCCAAATCACTAGGTGGTTCCGATATACAAGAGAACATAGTTAAACTTACTGCCAGGGAACATTTCGTATGCCATCTTCTACTTGTCAGGATGACAGTCGGCTATAACAGAAGAAAGATGGCTTTTGCTTCTAATATGATGTTATGTGGTAAGAATAGGTATATCCCATCTAGTAGAATATATCAAATAGTGAAGGAAGAATTCTCTAAAAATATATCAGTTATACATACCGGGACACATCAATCAGTAGAATCTAATATAAAAAGATCAAAGGCAACAAAAGGTATTCCGCGAGGCCCACAAACAGAACAACATAAGAAAAATAATAGTCTTTCTAAATCAGGAAAATCAAATGGTAGAAAAGGTATGTCAATCTCCACGAAGGGAAAATCATACGAAGAAATATATGGAAAAGATGTTGCGATTAATCTTATAAAAACACGATCGATTGCTTGGCAGGGAAGGAAAGGATTTCAGGCTACCGGAAAAGATAATCCAAATGCTAAATCAGTGATAGTGAACGGAATATGTTATCCAACAAAAAGAGAAGCCTGTAAATCACTGAATATTTCTTATTATGAATTATGTAAGTTTACTTCTTAGCATCGCCTTTGAATAATTCTTTGATAGATTTGTCATCATATCCGTTATCTTTAAAAAGTTCTATTAATTCTTCTTGTGTGTTTAAATGAAGTAATAATTCAAGATCATCGTCTTTCAATAATGGATAGATAGATAATACTGCTTCTTCTAATAAACTTTTTGTTGCGCCACGTGGTGCGCCAGGCCAAATATGCCGTTCTGATTTACCACTTCCGGACATTGCTAAAAGCATCCATTGTAGTTCTTTATGCTTGTTTGTTTCTAATGCGTTTTCAGATTTCTTGGCACTAAAGAGATTGGAATCTCTATTTACAACCTCATTCACAGTGTATAAACGATCTGCTGAATTACTTGCTGTAGAACTCATCCATCGTGTTAGTGGCCAAATAGATATATCTTTCTTCTGTTCATCAGTAAGTCTACTATAGAATTTCTTATCACCGCGATCTAATGCTGGTAACACATCCTTGAATAAATCATTCTTGTATGTTTTTACCTTTACTTCTTCTTCGATATTGGCATCTGGATTCATTTCACGGAATCCATTTAACCAATCTTCTATTTCATTACTCAAAGAGTGCTCCAATATCAATAACATCTGGTAGCTTGTTTATTTCTTTAACAAATAAAACACAATTAGGGAATTCTGTATCTTCTACAGGCACCACTAAGATATTACCATTCTTTAGTTTAGGAAAATACCATTTTACTTCAGCATATACGTTAGTGATATTTACTTCTTGTGGTCTTGGCACCATATGCCTAAGCGGATTATATACCATAGTATGGAATCCTCTATCATTAAGACTTGTTAATGGCATTAACTCTAAATCACTATAATCAGCATCACATACAAGTATAGACCAATCTAATGGCATCTGAACTGTGAATTTACCAATCTGTAATACAACTGCTGGTGCATAGAAGCTTTCCAAAAAGATAAGTGGTATAAAGAAATAATCTGGATTTTTAGGATCTGAATAATCAAGTACACAAAATCGCACATCTTCCACCTCATTTGGGATCTTGTCGAGTTCATAGGCCCGATTCATTTCTGTCAATATTTTCATTATTATCCTTAATTTTATTCCTACAATTATCACCGTGCCATCTTTTATAATTTAACGGAGATACAGATTTCCCACACTGGCAAATAATTGGCAATCTATTCTTTGCAGAAATAGATTGTTTCAATCTGGTCTCGATAGAAAATTCTTTACCAAAATTATGATTCTTATCGCCCGATGTGCCTATACTTATATTTTTCTTCCATTCTTCACTAAATGGTGCTCGTGTTTTGTCTGTCTTTGTTATACTGATTCGTTCTCGTGTTATATCGGATGTAGGCACGGTTCTCGGTTTTGATAAACCAGCCTGTGATAGAGACATTAATTTCCGTGTTTCGCTAGAATGTTTCATTCCTGTAAAATTCCCAGGTAGCCCTTTATTCCATGCTGCCTTGCCACTATTCATTGTTGAAATTTCCAAAGCAGCATCTCTTTTTATGATTTCATATATCTTTCCAGTAATTCTTACTCTTTGTTGAAAGGTATTACCATACAGCATATTCCTTGCTGCAAAAACCATACTTCGCCGTTGAACACCGATAACCATTTTGGTCAATAACAAATGGCATACAAAATGTTCCTTAGCAGTTAATTCAACAATGTTATTCTTATGATTCGAGCCGCCCAGACTTTTTGGTAAAATATGATGTCGCTCTATATATTCTAATAACGGTTCTCTATGTACTGCATTAGTTATTATAGTAGTGTACCACTTAGTATATTTGTTATTTAAAAACATTATGTATTATAATATGTTTATATATTAGAGTCAAGAATTCCTATCTTGCTAATCCTATTAGTTTTCTATGCTCTTCCCATTTCTTATCAAGCTCTTCCATATCTCTTTTTATTTCCAACTTACCTATAGCAATTCTTGCAGGCATTATACCACATCGAATAAGATAATCACAGAGCATATTTTCAAAACCAAGATGCCTTACAGACATAAATGTGATGCTATATGCCGTATCTGAATTATCTTCATATTCTAATATAGCAAGGGACCTGTTATGTATATCTGGTTCGCCTTCGGTGCATTTAACAATAAGATCATTTGCTCTAAAGAACGTATCTAATAATTCGACATAACCATAAGAAATTTTTGTATAGATAATCATTAATAATCTACCTTCTTAATACTAAATGGGTACTGTGCCTCTGTATAAAACTTCTTTCGTTTTGTCAAATGTCGCTTAGAGAATTTACAGTTGGAACATACATCATATACATTAACAAAATCTTTATCTGGTGCAACTCTAATACCTCTACCGATACTTTGAATTACACGAACAAAACTTTTGCCTGCTTCAAATAAGACAAGATTAAAAATACGGACAATGTTAATGCCTGTAGAAGCTACACCATATGTAGCAATAATAACCTTGCCATCGACTTCCTGAACTTCTTTATATTCTTCTTTACGACTTTTAGACTTCATCTTACCAGAAACGAATACCGAATCTGGTATAAGCGATTGTAACATCTCACCTGTCTGGACACGATCAACCAATATAAGTGTGTTACCACTGTCGGACATAGTAATAATTTCTTTTGCAAGAAACTTTAATCTAGCTTGACTTGTTGTAAGCCATTTTAGTTCTGCCTGATAGTTAGTAAATGCTGCTTCACCTAAATCCTGCATCTGCCAAATATTTACATGTAATTGAGCAAGTATACCTAGATCCTGTAATTCTTTTGTATTGATTTGTCCTAATAAAGGGCCTATACAAGCAACTACACCGACCTTATCTGCCTCTTCTTCGGGCATTGTTCCAGTCAATCCCCATCTAATTGGGGCATTGGCCAAATAGGTCGATAATAGCTTTCTCAATACATCTGCCTTGGCTTTGTGAACTTCGTCTACTATAACGCAGACCACGCCCTCGAAGAAAGCGTTTATATCGATCTCTAACTCTTGTTCTTTTGATTTCTTTGCTAGGCTTTCTAAGCTTTGCCATGTGCATATTGTGTGGGTTTTTAAATACTCTTTCCTATCACCAAAGAATACACCCACATCTAATCCCATGTTAATATAATCTTCTTCGGTTTGTGTAACTAAGTCCTTAGTAGGCACAATCACTATGCTGCGACCATAAGGTTGAACTTTGTGGCTAAGAATCGCCGTAATTAGGGTCTTCCCTGAGCCTGTTGGGGCGATATTGATACCAGTTATGTTAGTCAGATAGGAGTTTATAACTTCTAGTTGATGTTCTTTAATTAAGATAGGGTCACCTGCATAAGGGTGTCCTTTAGGCCAACATATATGACTATAACTATCTTCGGCAACCAAATCAAACTCAAAGTTCTCACCAGGAATGCGTTGATCGTCGATCTCAACTTCATATCCATATGACTGAACAATAGGTAAGAGTTTATCAAGTAGGTTTACATAGCTACGGCCACCAATATCACAGAAGGACATCTTACCATCCCATCTACCTAGTTTGAATGCTGGTGTATGCCTGGCATATGGAAGTATAAACTCTAATGCCTGCACCATTTTACGTCGGCAGACAACGTCTAGGTCAGTAAATCGAATGTTTACTTCATCTAATATCTGTAAGGTTGTTGTTGCCATTAAACGCTCGCATCATCGAGTCCAGCGACTCGCAATTTTATAATATGACCAGTCATGAAGTTCTTTGCTTCAAATCCTTTGCTAATTCCCAGGAATTTATTCCTTAGTAATGCAATTTCATTAACAAGCAACGTTGTATCAACAATGCTTTGCACACCATCGACATATTTTTCTGCATCTCTAGAGC